CAATGCGCCGGTGTTGTCCATGACCTGCAAAATAATGCGCCAGTCAAAGACTCGTTCAGCCTTGAGGCTTACTGCGTTGGCAGGTGCAAGGCTGACCGCCTGCTGCGCCTCCCATGTACCCGCGATAAGCTGTCGGTAAAAAACGCCGCCTGTCAAAATAAAAAAAACGATCAGGCCCTGGTCCATGTCTTTGTATCTGCTGGCCACGCCTCGGATCGCGTCGATCGCAGTCGCGTTTGCGCCGACCAGGCTCTCAAAACTGCCGCCCAGGATCCCAGCCATCAGTTGCCCGGCTGCGGTTAAATAAAACAGCCATGGCGTGTCGTCTGTTCTGTATTCGACGTTTGTTCCGACTCGTACAAAGCTACCGTCAAACTCGAGCGCGCAAGCGCTGCAGCCGGCGATTTCGGTTTCGGTCTGCCAGACCATGTTTCTGGCCGGGTAAGTTATCGCGGCGGATTTGACCGTGAGGTTTCCTCCGGCGATGTATGCGACGTACGCGCGTTCGGCCACGGCGCCGGTCCTCTTGATCGCGACGCTGGTGCAGGTGGCCGTAACTCCTGGGGTTACGATGACCTCCTGCCAGAATCGCTTATCAAAGATCGGCGTGCGCGGCCGAACGGCGATTACCTGCATTTCCGGGTTGGCGTTATTGTAGATCGTCTGCTGCGCTTGAAGGATGCGCGCTTTCAAAGTTTGGTCGATGTATCTCATCGCGCTACCTCCGCTGTAATCAATAGCTGCATGGTCATCTTCTCGGCCAGCGCTGCGCGGTTTCTGGACCAGCGTTCGTGCCCTACTTCCCCTGAGATAATTCCGGTATAGACGCGGTCTTTCCAGTAGACCTTGATCGGCGTTGCCGCGGCCCTGGCGGCTTCTAAGGTCCGCCGGGTCGCGATGCTGCCGTAATAGGTCACGTTGATTTTGGTTGAAGGGCTGCCGATGGTTTGAACGTTCCAGGTGCCATCGAGCAGCTGGGTTTCAATGACGCGGGTTGTCTGCTCTGACTCGACGGCCGACAAAATGCCGCCGTAGGTTGTGCCGTTTATGTCGGCCAGGTAGTTGTCCATGACGGCCTCCTATCGTGCTCCTGCCAGCATTGCTTCGGTCTTTAGCTGGCCCAGAACCATATCGACCACACCTAGCAGCTGGCCTTTGTCCGTGACGCCCTCGATGCGCAGCGTGCCGGAGTGCACGTGTTGGATCGAGGACCTGCTCGCGGAATAACCGGCGCCGATGGCCATGTTGTATTTGGTTTCCAGGCTTGCCGGTATCGCCTCTTTCATGGCGGTCCCGATCTGGTTCTTTGACTTGTCGAGTCCTCTCGCAATACCCAGGCCGAGGTTTTTGCCGATCAGCTTTTCGGTGTAAGTCGACGGCGAGTGGATCCCAAAGAAGTTTTTAACGTCGCCAATCGCTTTGTCCAGCGCGCCTTTCAGGCTGTCGAAAAGAGCGCCGGCGCCGTTGGCGATGCCTTTGCCTATCCCGCTCAGCAGATCGCCGCCCAGGCCGCTCCAGTCGAATTCCGTGAAGGCTTTTATAACTCGGTCGATGATTTCTGGAATCTTGCCTATCAATTTTGGCAGCGCGGCAATCAGGCCGGCCGCAAGCGCGACGATGATCTCAATTGCTGCGGCAACCAAAAGCGGCAGGTTGTATATCAAGGTGTTTACGATCTGGTCGACCATTTCAAGGATCGCCGGTATCAGATCGGGTAGCGCTTTGGCTATCCCGATCGCCAGCGCTATGATGATCTGAAGCGCGACGTCGATTATCAACGGCAAATTCTTGACTAAAAAGTCTGTGAATGCTAATAGCATCGTCACGACCATATCCATCAAAGGCTGGAGGTTCTGCTTGATGGCGTCGAGTAGGCCTTGCATCAATGACATAGCTGCATCGAAAAGCGCCGGCAAAAGCTGGGGCAAAATCGCAATAACGACTTTTACCGCCTCGTTCAAGGCGTCTGTGATCGTCTGGATAATCTGTGGCAGGTAGGCTGAAATGGTCCGCATGCCGTCGATCAGTTTTTTAGAGATAGACGCGCCGATCGTCTTGATGTCCTCCGCCTGGAATCCGTCTTTAAGCGCAGCCCCGACGTCCGTCATGATATCGCTGAGGCCTGTGCCTATGCCCTGTAATGCGGGCATTAAATTGACGACCAGCTGCCTTTTCAGGCCCTGGGCTTGCGCTTGGGTTTTCTGCATGATGTCGTCAAACCTGCCCATCGAGGCGACTGCATCGTTGTCCAAGATGAGCCCGGCCGCGGCTGCTTCTTCGCCAAGTCGTTTTAGCTCGCTGGATCCGGCTTTGATCAGCGGGTTTAAGTCCTGCGCTGATTTTCCGAATATTTGCATGGCCAGCGCATCACGCTGCGTTTCGTTTTCGATCTTGCCTAGCGCATCAATCGTTTCCAGCCAGACGGTTTTGTTGTCGCGAAGCTGGCCTTTTGAATCTGCCACCTTAATGCCTAATTGTGCAAAAGCTTTGCCCGTTCCTTTTGTCTTGTCTGTGCCGCTGGACATAGACCTGATGAGCCTGGCCATCGAGTCAGTCATTGTTTCAACCTCGACATCGACAAACCGGCTCGCATACTGGAATTCTTGAAGGTTTTTTGTACTGACACCTGTCTTGGCTGAAAGAGTCAGCAGATCGTCTGCCCAGGTACCTGTTTCCTTGGCTGCGTCCCAGACCTGCTTGGCCGCTACTGCCGCGGCTGTGCCCACCGCGGCTACCGCTATAGCGGCTCCCTTGGCCGCGTATCCGACGCCTTTGCCAAGCGCGCCGCCTGCAGCCTTGAGCTTGTCGGTCAAAGCAGAAATCTTCGACTGAGCGGCTTCTTTGCTCTGGGCCTTGATGCTAGCGACGTTTTCCTTGAGCTCGACGTTCATTTTATTGAGCGCCGCCTCTGCCTTATTCATTTTGATTCGGTAGTCTGTCGCCTCTTTGCTGTTTTTACCATAGGCTGACTCAGCTTGCCTCAGCGCGTTCGCGTATTCCGCTACTTTTGTTTTCTGCTGATCGATCTGCTTTCGCAGCACATCGTTTGTCGCCTTGAGCTTTTTGGCCGATTTGTCGTTTCGGCTGAATGCCGAGGTTGCTTTTTCCATCTCTGAGCCGAGGACAGCCAGGTTGGTATTGATGCCTTTGACGGCTTCTTTAAATTGTTTTTCGCCGTCCAGCGCCAGAATGGTTTTAATTTCACGCTTCATCTGCGTCTGTCCTCCCTCAAAGGTTGTCACTCTTGGTCTGCTTGCCTAGCTGACCGTTAAAGAGTCGGTGGTAATACCAAAGCTGCATAATTTCGCCGGGTGTCGCCATTAGCGCCTCTTGTCTTGAGTAGCCCATAGACCTGGCAATATAAATTAACCGGAACGGCTCGAGTCCGCTCCGGTTCAGGCGTTTTTTGATGCTTGAATTTCAGCCAGATCAGGGTCCGCGGCGGCTTCGTCCTCGGGCGCATCAAAGTGACAATCTTCGGTTATCGCGCCGATGATGATTTCTTTCTGCTGAAAAAGCAGGCCGGGCGTGACCTTTATTCTCAGGTATTCTACTGTTACCGGCTTTTCCTTTTCACCAGTGGCCAGCCCGAGATCAATATCAATGTTGTGCGCCAGGACCGCCTGGTTTATGAGAAGTGCCAAGATCCAAATAAAATCCTCGACCGCGTCCAGCATGCTGTTTTCGTCGTTGGTTACGACATCGATCATTCCATCAAGCGATCCGTATTTCTTGCTTATCTCGATCAAAGCCTGCGTATTGAAAAGCAGCGGACGAGCTTTGTCGTTTGGTATGCTGAATTGCAAATTTGACATATGAAGTCGGGCCGGAGCTCCTTGCCCCGGCCCATGCTCCTTTCGCTTTGTTATCAGGCTTCGACAAGCGCCGCCTGTTTTGCGGTAAGGTCCGCGAGTGCCGCGTCGACCTGGGTCTGCGTGGCATCCGTGTTTGTGCTGACCGCGTCGGCCAGCTGGAGGCTCATATAGAGCGGTCCCCATGTGGCGCTGGTATAGGTTTCGGGGTTCAAAGCCTCAACCACACCGATCTTGACATCGAGAGCGGCCTTGTCGACCGGCTGGCCAATATTGGCCAGGTTCTCGAGCCAGGCGATGGCGTCGGCTTCGGCAGAAAATGTTTTCTGATCGCGCCAGGCACCGCTCGGCAGTGCGACGATGTTGCCATTCAGCGTCGGTGTCTGCCACTCGATCCGCTCGCCTTTGGTCTGGGCCTCATCGTCCGGCTCAGTGAATCGGACCTTGTAATACCAAGTCGCCCGGTAGGAGCGCACGCCGCTCTTTATCCGGGTTTTGTAATACCCAAGGCCGATGTCAATGGCTGAATCGTTGGCGTTCGATTGAACGACGCCGTCGACCGTTGTGTGGCCTAGCAGCTGCGCTTGTACCGCATCCGCCAGGTCATCAATCCCCAGTTCGATCGTGCCTCCCGCGAACGAAGAGTCAGACTCGGCGGGTACGTCGTCGGCGTTCAGGTTGTTTGCCTCGCCGCCATTCAGCGCAACTCTGGCAGCGATGGCCTTGCCGACAACAAAGCCGGTACCATAGGTCGGCGTGTCAGAGGTCAATGGCGCCGCTATTGGGCGCTTAATTCCGATAATGGCCATTAGATCAATCCTTTCTGTTTGAGGTAATCGTCCCAGATCTGCTGCATTGTTTCTTCAACCTTGGCCGCTGCGCTTTCTTCAGCGTCATCGACCCATTGAGTTCGCGGCAGGCGGGACGAGCCGTAATGCAAAATGAACGCTTTTTCGGCGTTCCTGGTTCCAGTGCGGTCCTCGCCTTGCGGGTAGATTTCTACCAGCCGGCTGTCCCTGTTCTTTTTTGTGCGCTTGGCCGGGCCTATCGATGCGATCATGTCACCGCTGTCCTTAAACTCGCGGGCTTTCGCTTCGGACTCCCAGGCTCGCGCGATTTCCTTTGCGCCTGCTTGGAGCATCAAGTCCCCGACTTCGTCGTCCATTTTCTGGAGTTGTTTCATCGAATCAAGGACTTTGTACAGGCCGTCAGAGCTAAATCGTGCCATCAGACCACCTCGCAGTCCCAGATGTGGTGAACATACCCGGTGTCCTGCTCGTAATCGATCAAATGCTCGAAGGCTATTTCGTCAGCACGCGCCTGCAGCGCGGCCGTGATCAGAGGCTCGATCGTGTCCGGGTCATCTTTCGTGAACCGGTCAATCTGCACGCTGCTCACCTGCTCTGCTTCGCCGTTGTCCCCTGGCTGCCTGGTTATCTTGTACGGATGCCAGACCGTATAATTGCCGGTACCGGCTCCGCTGAATTTGGTAGCCTGCGGGTCAATCGCAGCGATCATGGCCTGGAGTTCAGCCAAGGTCATACGCGCTCACCACCCTCGAAAGGCTGAGGTCGGTTATCCTCTCGCCGCTTTCATTGTCGGTACCGTGGTATAGGCGCTCGACCTGGTATTGATCGGCGCCTATTGCCACTACCGCTTTTTTCGTTATGCTGCGATTTTGGAGGACCCGGATCCGCTGTGTAATCTCGACTTGCTGCAGGCTTTCGGTGTGGTCTATCGGCTCGCTGCCAAATGCAAGCTCCCCATACCATTGCTGGCTGATAAGGACCAGGCCGTCTTTCGGCTTGGCCCCGGCCGGCGCGGTATTGGTGATCTTGTAGATGCTGCACATCCCGGTATCCAGAATCATTCTGCCGTCCTGCCTTTCATGCTGACCCAGCGGTTCCTGAGCTGGAGGCGCAACCATTCCGGTGTGCCTCCAGCCTGATCCCTGTTCTGGTATCGCCATACGGCGTAATCGACCAACAGCATTTTGTCGTCGTCGTCATCCTGGAGGTTGATCCCTTTTCGCCTCAGCTCGAGCTCCGCGGCGGATGCGACCGCTTTGAAATGATTATCTAGCGATGTGTCGCCGGCAGTCCTGTTCAGCCTGGTTTTCATCAAGCTCAGGACGCTGTCGCTGTAAGTGCTCATTGGTTTATTCCTCCCCTATGCCGCGGCGCTTAGGCCGAGATCGTGTAAGCCGCTGTCAGCACTGCGGAGGCCACCATGTTTTCCTTGTACGCGATCGCCTTGATCGTCACGGGATCCGTGATCGTTATCGCGGCTGTGTACTCGGTGTCGGTGTCGTCCGGCGTGCTGCCGTCGGTTGTGTAATAGATCGTTGCTCCCTCGGTCGCGCAGGTCAGCGCGACTTCGGTGTTGTCTGCAACCTCGCCGGCGCCCGGTGTTGCTACCGGTGTGGCTACCTGGGCGATGGTGTAGGCTGCTGTCAGCACCTCGGATGCGGTCATGGCACCCTTGTACGCGATCGCCTTGATCGTCACGGCGTCCGTGATCGCGATCGGCTCGGTGTACTCAGTGCTTTCATCGTCCGGTGCGCTGCCGTCAGTCGTGTAGTAAATGGTCGCGCCTGCGGTCGCGCAGCTAAGCGCTACCGTGGAGTTGTCATTCACCGCTCCGGCTGCCGGTGTTGCGGTTGGTGTGGCTACCTGTTCAGGTACCAGGTCGCCTGTTGCGTCGGTCAGGGCTGCTGTTGCACCCTCGATGACAGGTGTGGTCGCGTACCGGTCATTCTTCACCGCGATAGCCGCGTAGAGGGCTGTTTCAAGGTCAGCCCATGTGGCTTCGGTGTACTCGGATTCGACCAGGGCTTGGGCCGCTGCTATGGCGTCATCGAGCGCCGTAACAACGGCTACTGAGGGTTTGCATCATCACTCGGGAAGGTCTTAGTCGTGGTGACCGAACCGTTGTTGATGTTGACGCCGACGAAGCCCTCACCAAAGACCGGGATACCGTCGTAGCGGGCTGTGCCCTTAAAGACGGTCTGATCTTCAATGAACATGACCTGATCGGAAACGGCCAGGCTAGCGCCAGCGCGCTCGACCAAGGTGTACAGCGAACCGAAGCCGCCGACGATGTCGTAGTCGCTCATGAATTCAAGCTCGACAATGTCGCCGCCGACGATCGGCATGGTGTTGTTCATGCCGGCAACCAGAGCGGCGGAGGCGTTGAATGCCAGCGCTTTGCTCAGCAGCGTCATGTGGGTCTTGCGGTTCATGGCCCAGAACAGACCGCCGTTGCTATAGTTCGGAGCGGCGACGCCCAGCTTCAGGATCAAAGCCGCGAAGAAGGCTTCGCCGGTGCTGTAGCTGGCCGGGTTCAGGCTCAGCAGGTTTGTGGTATGCAGATCGGTCCATGCCGGTGCGTCTGTGCCCCAGCTGGACGGCTCGGAGGTCTGGGCGAGGCGGGTAACGATACCGAGCGGCATCTTGACGCCTGTGCCGTAAAGGCCGGCTTTGTCGACGGCGAGGCCGATGGCCTGACCGAGGCCGTCCTCGATCTCGTTGGCGAGACCGATATCGTTGTCCTCGAGCGTGCTGTTCGGGACCGGGATGTAGCCGCCGACTTTGTAGCCGTCGAGTTCGACCTGGGCAAAGCTCAGGGTAAGCTGGTTAAGCTTGCCGATTGCTTCAGTCCACACGCCCTCGGGAATGGCGCCGGCGATGCGCTGGCGGGCTTTGCCCTTGAGCGGCTTCACGCGGAAGTATTTGATGAGCTTGCTGTACCGGTGCAGGTTGTCCTTGACCAGCTCCAGCGTGATTTCCGGGATCAGCAGTTCGCTGCCGGTGATGGTGCGCTTCTGGGCGATCAGTTCCCGGACTCGGGAGTAGAAATCTTTGACTTCGGGCTTCGCCAGGTAATCTCTGCGCTGCTCCATGGTCATGCCGTGTGCAAATCCTCTGTTCATCGTTTCGGTCATCCTTTCATTTTTTGCGGCTGGTTCGTCCGCTTTTGGTTGCTGCGGTTTTGGGGCTTCGTGCCGGTTTTCGATCTCGGCAAGCTCCGCCTGGAGCTTCTGGATTTCCTGCTCCAGATTTTTTTTTGAGTCCTCGTGGGCGGCCTGCTCTGTTTCGAGCTTGGCCTGGTCGGCTTCGAATTCCTTGACCTTTTCGTCGATGACCGCCTGGTCCTCGGCGCTGATTTCGTCAGTGGCTTCGTCGACCGCTGCCTCGAGTTCTGCCTCGCGGGTTTTCAGTTCCGCGCTGCGGGTTTCGAAGGTTGCGTCTGTGGCTCTCAGATCATTAAGCTGTTTTTCCAGCTGCTTGATCTTGGAGCGGATGACGAGCTGCTTAAGTGCCATGGTTTTTTATCCTCGCTTTCATGTTTGCTTTCCAGATGTCGGTCTGTCTTTTCTGGATCGCTTTGACTTCTTTGGCTCGGGCCGATATGGATGTTTCCTTGTAAGCCGGGAACGTGCAAGGGCTGACCTCGTACAACTCGACCTCCAATAACCGGAAATGCCAGCTGCCGTCCGCGCGCGCCTCTTGTTCCTCGCGAATAATGGCAAAGCCAAAACTGCATTGAGAAACATCGCCGCGTTCGACTCGCGCCCATGCGTTGAGCGCGTCGCTGTCTTTTTCGTTGATTAGGATCTCTGCGTACAGGCCGTGGCTGTCAACTTTCAGCGTCAGCGTGCTTGCCTGGTTTCGGCCCAGGACGATGTCCGGGTTGTGGTTCCAAAGCGCCCGAATGTCGAGGCCCAGCGTGTTGTCGAACGCACCGGGGTCTATCGATTCGCTGCAGCCTGGCCAGAGCTCATACTCGGGTCCGAATACTGCGAAGTAACCCTTGATGATTTTCGGGCCGTCCTGCTCGCGTTCGGCGCGGAGCTCGGGGTTGATGTACCGGTACTGCTTTCCGGAGCGTTTATCCATCGTTGCCGTCGCCTCCTTTCTCTTTGAGTTTTTTCTGGTCACCTATTTTCGTGAATGGGATGTAATTCTCGAGGACGGCCAGTTCGCTTAGCCCCTCTCTTGGATTCCAGCCGGACCAGTCGCGGGCTTCGTTGCGGTCTATGATGGCTCGGTCCACATAGTTGCAAGCGAC